TCAGATCACCGGAGCGCTTTTCCAGATGACTTTGCCGAGGACCGAGAAATCGTCTTCGCTGACCAGAAAGGGTTGGTGGGCGGGGTTGGTCGAGCAGGGTTCGAAGCGGGCGGGATCGCGGCGGTAGCGTTTGACGGTGGCTTCGGCGCCGCTGTTGGCGATGAGGTAGACGCCGCCGGGGGTTAGTTCCTTTTGCCCGGCATCGACGAGGATGAGGCCGCCGTCTTCGATCAGCAGATCCATTGAATCGCCGCTGACTTCGATGCCGAATACGGTTGTGCCCGCCAGTGCGGCCGGGACCGGCATGTAGCCGCGCGGGACTTCGACCGCTTCGCGCCAGCGGCCGGCGCCGGCGATGCCGATGACCGGGACGACGCCATAATCCTGCAGCGGTTTGCCGGCGCGGGCCGAGGGCGGCGCGGACGGCGGTTCGGCCGACGGGCGATCGAGGCCGAGCAGCGCGTAGATCGCGGCGGCTTCGTCGACGGTGACGCGGCGTTTGCCGGCGAGCAGCGCGGACACGGCGGATTGGCCGGGCAGGCCGAGCGCGGTGGCGAGGCTGGTCTGGCTGATCCGGCGTGCCTTCATCATCTGGCGGACGAGCGTGACATCGAAGGGGCGCATGCGGGGGCCTTTGGCTGGTGATTTGAGTGCAATATCAGATGAGATATGATCTGAAAAGGGAATTATATCCATTTTAGTTGCGAAGTGCGATGCAAATTATCTGATTATGGGATAATTGATCGGCATGCAGGCTGAATCACCGAGTCGCCCGATTCCTCTGACGATGGCGCCGGTGGTGACAAGCAAGCCGCGCGAAGTGCGGCCTTGTCCTGGCGGTGACGCGGTTACCGGCCCCGCCTGCAGTGCGCGCGACCGTTCCCCCTGACGGCGCAGCGCCGGAGCGGCGGCGGGAGTGTCCGGAATGGGCGCTTCCGCCGCCATTTTTGCACAGCGAAGGATGGACCGCCGATGAGAGCCAGTCGCGATTGTCTGGAAGCATTCTGGGATGATGCCGATCATGGCGGCGTGGGCCCCCTGCCCTGCCCCGCGGATCTGTCGATTGACGATCTGGGGCCGGCGGAGCGGATCGCCTATCGCCTGATCAACCATGCTGCCGAGACCGATTTGCCGTGCCCGGTGAATATCGATCTGGAAGTGGCGGCGGGGTTCAATTCGACGTCGATGGGGCCCAAGCTGGTGCGCAAGCTGGAGCGGCGCGGGCTGATCCGGGTGAGCCGGTATCAGCGGTTTCGGCTGGTCGAAATTGTGGCGACGGGCAAGCAGACCGCGCGGCACCCGTCGATGCATGGCGATCGGCCGCTGGTGCGGCGCGGGAGCCGGGGGTTGGCGGGCGATGGCCGGACCTGTGCCGCGTAAGGCAGTGGTGGCACCGGGTGAGCGCAAGCCGGTGGTGCGGCGGGCCAGAGCGGTGGCAGCGGTGTCCCAGACGCGCGGACGGGGTGATGCGGCGATGGCGCGCACGCACAGTGCCGAGGCGCTGGCGACGCTGGTGGCGATCATGACCAATGGCGAGGCGCCCGCCACCGCGCGGGTGAGCGCGGCGAACGCGGTGCTGGACCGGGCGTGGGGCAAGCCGCGCCAGGATCTGGAGCTGGCGAGTTCGCGCGAGGCGCTGGCTGCGATCCAACGCGGGCGGTTGCGGGTGCAACGCGATGGCGCGGGTGCGGCGGACGCAGCGCGGACGGGGGATGCCGATGCACGAGAGCCTGGTGCACAGTGGGGCGACGGAGTGTGATCCGGCGCTGACGCTGGCCGAAGATATTGGCGCGTTTGCGGCCGATCCGCTGGGCTATGCGCTGTATGCGTTTGGCTGGGGCGAGGCCGATCTGGCGGGGATGGACGGGCCGCGCGCGTGGCAGCGGGCGGTGTTGCGCGAGATCGGCGCGCATCTGGCCGATCCGGTGACGCGGTTTCAGCCGCTGCGGATTGCGCGGGCATCGGGGCACGGGATCGGCAAATCGGCGCTGATCGGGATGGTGGTGAAGTGGGCGCTGGATACCTGCCCCGATACGCGGGTGATCGTGACCGCCAATACCGAGGCGCAATTGCGCACCAAGACCGCGCCCGAGCTGGCCAAGTGGGCGGGGATGGCGCTGACCCGGAGCTGGTTTCGCCAGAGCGCGACCGCGCTGATTTCGACGATGGCGGGGTGCGAGAAATCGTGGCGGTGCGACCTGGTGACGTGGAGCGAGAGCAATACCGAGGCGTTTGCCGGGTTGCACAACCACGGCAAGCGGATCGTGCTGGTGTTTGACGAGGCGAGCGGGATTGCCGACAAAGTGTGGGAGGTGGCGCTGGGGGCGCTGACCGATGCCGATACCGAGATCATCTGGCTGGCATTTGGCAATCCGACGCATGCGACGGGGGCGTTTCGCGAGTGTTTTGGCCGGCAGCGGACCCTGTGGCGTACCGCGCAGATCGACGCGCGGACGGTCGAGGGGACCAACAAGGCCTATCTGGACGAACTGGTGCGCACGTTTGGCGAGGATTCGGACATTGTCCGGGTGCGTGTGCAGGGGCGGTTTCCTTCGGCGAGCGCGATGCAGTTTATCGGCCAGCGCGAGATCGAGGCGGCGCAGGGGCGCGAGGTGCCGGTGCTGGCCGGGGGCGAACCGGTGATTTTTGGCGTCGATTGTGCGCGGTACGGCGATGACGAGAGCGTGCTGGCGATCCGCTGTGGCAACGATGCGCGATCGCGCGCGTGGCAATCGTGGTCGGGCGCGGATGCGATGACGCTGGCCGGCGATATCGCGCTGGCGGCGATGAAGTGGCAGCCCGATGCGATCATGGTCGATGCCGGCAATATCGGCGCGGCGATTGTTGACCGGTTGCGCCAGCTGGTTGGCGATCTGCCGGTGATCGAAGTGTGGTTTGGCGGCGAAGGGCGCGATGCCGAGCTGGAGCCCGGGGTGGCGGTGCATACTGCCAACAAGCGGGCGGAGATCTGGACGCGGATGCGCGCGTGGCTGCGGCACGGGGCGATACCCGCCACGCCGCGGCTGCGCGATGACCTGGCCGGGCCGACTTATGGCTTTGCCGCCGATGACACGCGGGTGCGGCTGGAGCGCAAGGCGGACATGAAGCGGCGCGGACTGCCCAGCCCCGATTGGGCCGATGCGCTGGCATGCACTTTTGCGCAGCCGGTGCTGCCGCGCGCGCTGCCCAACTGGATGGACCCGGCGCGGGTGCGCGAGGTGCGCGAGGACAGCCGCTATACCGAGCTGGATTGAGCGGGCGCGATCCAAACATGTGACCGGCGCGGGTATGCCGGGTTTTGCCAACGACAGGAGCCGAGCATGTGCAGTACCCCGACGATCCCGACCGTCCCGGTTCGGCAACCGATGCAATTGCCCGACCAGGGTGCGAGCGTGAGCGCGATCGATCCGCAGGCGTGGCAGCGCACGGTGCTGGCCGGGATGGTGACCGGGCCGCAGGGGGTGCTGGGCAGCCCGACCGTATCCAAGCCGACACTGGGTTGAGGGGGCGGATAGCGCGATGAGCGAACCTGAGAGCCTGCGCAGCCATTGCGAGACGCGGCTGGCCTTGTTGAAATCGGTGCGGTCGGATTATGAAAGCGAGGCCGAGCAGATTGCGCGGTTTGCGCAGCCGGCGCGATCGCGGTTTTTGCGCGGCACCAAGGATATCAACGGGGCGCGGCGGCGGATGTGGAACCGCACGCTGTTTGACCCGCACGGGATCGAGGCGTTTCGCACGCTGACCAATGGCATGACCAGCGGGCTGTCGAGTGCATCGCGGCCGTGGTTTACGCTGAACCTGGCCGACCAGGCGGTGATGGAAGCACCCGGGGTGCGGGCATGGCTGAGCGATGTCGAGCGGCGGCTCTATGCGTTTTTTGCTTCGACCAATTTTTATGCCGCGGCGAAGGCCGGGTATGGCGAGATGGGGCTGTTTGGCACCGAAGGGTGCGTGATGGTTGAGCATCCGGCGGCCGGCGCGGTGTGCCATGCGCTGACGTTTGGCGAATACTGGATCGGGCTGTCGGACCGCTTGCTGCCCGACACGCTGTACCGGGTGTGCCCGATGAGCGTGAAGCAGGCGATCGAGAGTTTTGGCGAGGCCTGTTCGCCGATGATCCGGTCTTTGTATGACCGCAGCCAGTATGATGCGGCGGTGGAAATCTATCACGCGATCGAGCCCGACCCGCAGTTTGATGCGCAGCAGTTTGGTGCCAAGCCGTGGCGATCGGTCTATTGGGACCCGGCGGACCGGTCGGACCGGCTGTTGCGGCTGGGCGGGTATCATGAACAGCCGTTCTGGGCGCCGCGCTGGGATGTCGTGGGCGGGGATACGTATGGCGTGTCGCCGGGGATGGAAGCGCTGCCGGCGCTGCGCGAATTGCAGATGCAGGCCAAGCGGCGCAACGAAGCGATCGACCAGATGGTCAAGCCCGAGAAGATTGCGCCGCCCAATGTGCGGCTGACCGGCGAGCCGGGGCGGGTGGTGGCGGCGGCCGGGGTCGATCGTGACCAGATCTTTATCCCCTATCCAATGCCGTACCAGGCGGTGGCGGCGATTGGCGAGGAGATGGACAAGTGTCGGCGGCAGATCGATTCGCTCGCTTATGCCGATCTGTTCAACGCGATTACCAACATGGCCGGGGTGCAGCCGCGCACGGTGGAGGAAATTGCCGCGCGCAATGAGGAAAAGCTGACCCAGCTGGGGCCAGTGATCGAACGTGTGGCGAATGAAAAGCTGCAAGTGGCGATCGAGCGCGGGTTTGGCATTTTGCAGCGCGGCGGAATGCTGCCGCCGGTGCCGCGCGCGCTGTCGGAGCGGCAGTTGAACGTGGAGTTCGTGTCGATCCTGCAGCAGATGCAGCGGATGGTCGGTCTGGGCCAGATCGAGCGGGTGGTCGGGTTTGTCGGCAATCTGGCGGCGGTGCATCCCGAGGCGCTGGACAAGATCGATTTTGACGAGGCGGTCGATGAATATGGCTATCGCGCCGGGGCGCCGGCGCGCTTGATCCGGCCGGCGCGCGAAGTGGCCAAATTGCGCAAGGCGCGCGCGGCCGAGGCGGCCACCGCGCAGACGCTGGCGGCGATGCCGGCGATGAAGGCGGCGGCCGATGCGGCGCGGCTGCTGGCGGCGACCGATGTGGGCAATGGCGACAGCCTGTTGGCGCGGATGTTGCCGCCGGCCTGATCTTTTCCCCTGAATTTGCAGGATAATGTGCATGGCATTTGATGCGAAGGATGCCGAGTTCCTGTTGTCGCGCGGGGAGTTTCGGCGGTTTTTGCTGGCCGCGATCCAAACCGCCGGGATTTTGGGGCAGAGCGTATCGGCCAGTGCGGCGCAAGGCCGCGACCTGGGCCATCTGGAAGGGCGCCGTGCGCTGGGTTTTGACCTGCTGCTGATGGCGCATGCCGGACAGAGCGAAGCGGTGCGCGGCGCCGACCCCGATGGAATGGTCACCCTGAGCCTGTGCCTGGCAGAGGCGAGCAACCACAAGGATACCGTGCGTGAACGAAGAGCCAACCGCGACGCCGCCCGTTATGACGAGCTCCCTGCCGGAGGGTGAAGCAGCGCCGGCCGGCGCGGTGACGAGCCTGGCCAGTGTGGGGACGGCGGCCGATGGCGCGATTGCCGCGGTGCCGGTGGTGCCGGAGCGGTATGATCTGGCGCTGGACGGGTTTGCGATGGACCCGGCATTGGTGACCAATGCCGATCCGGTGTTGCGCGAGATCGGGCTGAGCAACGAGGCGGCCAACAAGCTGTTGCCGGTGGCGCGCGATATCATGGCAAGGACGCAGGACGCGCTGGTGCGACAGATGGAAGATGCCGCCGCCGCGCAGAAGAAGACGTGGTACGAGGCGTTTGTCGCCGATCCCGAGATTGGCGGGGCGCAGCGCGCGCAGACCGAGCATCTGGCCGCCAAGGGGCTGGATGCGCTGGGTTTTGTGCAGGGGCATCCGTTTCGCCAGGCGTTGAATGACAGCGGGTTTGGCAATCATCCCGACATGATCCGCGCGTTTCGCCGGCTGGGCGAGATGGTGAGCGAAGATGGCGGGCTGGTGCGGCCGATGACCGCACCGAGCACCAGCCGCCCGGTGTGGGAACGATTGTATCCCAACGAGACGCGTTGAAGCGATCCACCGGCGCCGCTGGCGGGGCCGGTGACCCAAGGAGCGCATGATGCCGGCCGCATCGCGCCTGATGTTCCTTTTTTGCCGGCATTCCCCGTGCCCGCCGTCTTTGCGGGATACAATCAGGAGACCATGGTTATGGCCATTCTTGGCAGTTCATACTGGAATTTGATCGACGTTCTGAAGGCCAGCAGCGACGGCATCGGCGATGTGGTCGAGGCGCTGACCCAGCTGACGCCGTTCATGAAGGACGCCAATGTCATCAATTGCAACAGCGGGACCGAGCATCGTTCGTCGATCCGCACCGGGTTGCCGTCGGTGTCGTGGGGGGCGCTGTACCAGGGTATTGCCCAATCGAAGGGCAATTATACCGAGGTGAAGGACACCACCGGGTTTGTCGAAGGTCTGTCGAGCGTTGACGAACGTCTGTTGAACCTGAAGCCGGCGGAAGCGGCCAAGCTGAGGCTGGTCGAAGGCCAGGGCTTTCTGGAAGCGATTGCCCAGACCATCGAAAGCGCGATCTGGTATTCGGACGTGAAGGTCAACGGCAAGCAGTTCCATGGGCTGGGGCCGCGGTTCAATTCGCAGCAGAACCCCAATGTGATCAGCGCCGGGGCATCGGGTTCGAACAATACCTCGATCTGGTTTGTGACCCATGGCGACATGCAGACCAGCGTGATCGTGCCCGACAGCATTCCCGGCGGGGTGCAGCGCGAGGATATGGGGCGCCAGCGCGTGCTCGATCCCAATGGCAACCCGTTTTATGTGAAGGAAGAGAAGTTTACCCAGCATGTCGGGCTGTGTGTCAAGGACTGGCGGTACAATGCGCGGGTGGCCAACATTGACGTGCCCAGCGTGATTTCGGGCAGTGTCGCGCTGAACCCGTTGATGCGCCATGCCTATTACAAGCTGCAGGGGCGCCGGTCGTACCGGCTGGAAGCCGAAGGCCAGATCAGCCCGGGGCGCACCGTTATCTATATGAACCGCACGCTGCTGGAGGCGCTGGATGCCGAAGGCACCAATGGCCGGTCGGGGGTGGACAATTTTGTCCGGCTGACCCCGATGGAAATCCAGGGCGAGGAAGTGCTGACCTGGCGGGGCATGCCGATCCGCGAGACCGATGCGCTGTTGAACACCGAAACGCTGGTTTCCTAACCGCGCGCAAATTTACCGAATTGGTGAGTTTCAACCAAGACCGGCCGGGCCGGGGCGATGCCCCCTGCCCCGGTCGGTTGATGGACAAGGATATTGCTTCATGATCATTGACACTTCGCTTGTGTTCAGCAGCCAGCAGGCGGTGACCGTTTCGGCGCCGTCGACCAACATGCTTGATCTGGGTGCGACCGGGACCCCCTATGGCGCGAGCGTTCCCCTGGTGCGCAATGTTGGCGAAGGGGCGCGCCTGGATCTTGCGGTGACGGTGGCTTCGGCGTTTGCCGGGCTGACGTCGTTGCAGGTGGCGGTGCAGACCTCTCCCGACGGGGTGACCTGGACCACGGTCGATGCCGGTGAAGTTGCGCCGGCGTCGGCGCTGGTGACCGGGTATCAGTTCCATGTGCCGCGGATCGTGCAGCAGGCCAGCGCCCGCTATGTGCAATTGTATTACACCGTGGTGGGCACCGCGACTGCCGGCACGATCAATGCCGAGATCGTCGCCGGCCGGCAGAGCAACACCACCTTTGGCGGGGCGTGATGCCGCAGTATCGCGCGCGCGAGCCGATCTATTTGAACAGCAGCGGGCGGCTGGTCGACACCGGCGAGGTGTTTGCCAGTGATGAAGTGCCCGGGCTGGCGTGGGAGCTGATCGAGAGCGAGCAGCCGGTAGTGCCGGCCAGGTCTGGTCGCAATCCGGCATCTGCCGGCAAGTGACCGGGGCGTGAGAGCGGTGCGGGACGCGAACGGCAAGCCGGGCGCGTTCCGCACCGATCGGGCGGGGTGGCGGCGGCCACGCGCGCCTGTGATGGGACAGGATGATGCTGCATGGCAACGCTTGACGACATCTGCAACATGGCGCTGGCGGAGATTGCTGCCGGGCCGATTACCGATGTGAGCGACAATTCGATCGAAGCGCGCGAGGTGAGCCGGTTTGCCACGCCGTTGCTGGCCGAATTGTCGTTGTGGTCGGATTGGAGCTGGGCGGTGACCCGCGCGGCCCTGACCGTGGCGACCAACGACCGGCCGGCAGAGTGGACGCAGGCCTATGTCGTGCCGGGCAATTGTGCGCGGCCGCTGGCGATCCGCGCGATGGAGGACGCGGCGCAGGTTTTGCCGTGGGGCGGGCCGTTTCCGTTTCCGCTGCAGGACGCGATGCCGCTGGCGTTTTTGCATGAGGGCGGGCTGATTTACAGCAATGTGTGCGATGCCACGCTGGCCTATGTCGCGACGATTGCCGATGTTTCCACGCTGCCGCCACTGGTGATGCGCGCCTTTGTGCTGGAACTGGCAGCGCGGGTGGCGGTGCCGATCCGCAAGGATATCGCGCTGGCCGGGCAATTGGGCATGGCCGCCGAACGGGCGCGGGCGCGGGCGATTGCCGAAGACTGCAACCAGCGCGTGCGGCGTCCGCTGAATTTTGTGAGCGAGGCGGCCTATGCCCGCAGCGGCATCGGGAGCGAGCTGTGACGGCGCGAATCCCCCAGGTCAATTTCAGCAAGGGTGAACTGGCGCCCGATCTGTATGGCCGGTTTGATGTCGACGCCTGGCAGGCGGCGCTGCGCACTGCGCGCAATGTGATCGTGATGAAATATGGCGGGGTGACCAAGCGCCCGGGGACGCGGCTGGTTGGTGCGGTGATCAATCCGGCGCAGCCGACGCGGATCATCCCGTTCCAGTTTTCGATGACGCAGGCTTATGCGCTGGAACTGGGCCAGGGCTATATGGCGCCTTGCGCGATGGGCGGCCGGGTGCTGGAGAGCGAGCAGCCGATTGCCGCGATCACCAATGCGGTGAATGCGCATGTGAGCATCGCGTATCACGGGTTTGCCGTGGGCGATCTGATCTATATCGATGGCGTCGCCGGCGGCATGGGCGCGGAGCTGAATTTCCGCACCTGGCAGGTGGTGGCGGTGATCGACCCGAACACCATCACCATCAATGCCGATACGAGCGGATGCGCGGCGTTTTCGGGCTGCACCGGCGGCACCGCGAACAGCGCGCCGCCGGTGGTGGTGCCGCCGACGCCGGTCCCGGCCCCGGCCCCGGCGCCGGTCCCGCCGGTGATCACATATGGCGGTGGGCTGGGCCGGTATCGCACGGAGGCGGACTGAGATGGGGGCAGCACGGGTTTATCAGGCCGGATCGCCGTACAACGGGGTGGAATTGGCCGATATTGATTTCGAGCAGACCGCCGATACGCTGTATCTGGCGCATTTGAACCATCCGCCAACCAAATTGGTACGATCGAGCAACACGGCATGGAGCTTTGCGACGGTGCAGTTTGTTCCGTCGATCACGCCGCCGCCGACCTGTTCGGTGATCGCGTCGATCGGCGATACCGATGCGGCCAACAACGGGCTGAACTATTTTCCGCAGCCGGCGACATATTGCGTGACGGCGGTCAATGACGAGACCTCCGAGGAAAGCCGGGCTTCACCGGCGGCCACGGCGACCAACGATCTGACGCTGAAGCGCAATATCAACTCGCTGGCGTGGGCTGCGGTGAGCGGGGCGACGCGGTACAACGTGTACAAGGCGAACAATTCGCAGTTTTATGGCTATATCGGCACGACCACCAGCCTGAGCTTTGTCGATGACAATATCGGGCCGGCCTATGATCAGGCACCGCCATTGGCGAACAATCCGTTTGCGAGTGCCGGCAATTATCCTTCGACGGTGACGCTGTTCCAGCAGCGGGCGATCTGGGCACGGACGAGCAATGTGCCGCACGGGATCTGGGCATCGAAATCGGCGTTGATCGAGAACATGGATTATTCGACGCCGCTGCGCGCCGATGACAGCATGAGCTTTGCGATCATGGCCGGGCAGGTCAATGCGGTGAACCAGTTGACATCGACGACATCGCTGCTGGCGCTGACCAGTGACAGCGTGTTCGACATTCTGGGTGACGGCAATGGCGGACCGTTGGACGGGGCCGCGCCGCCGTTGATCCAGCGCCAGGTCGGGCGGGGTTCATCGCGGCTGCCGCCGCTGGTGGTGGACAATGTGGTGTTTTATGTGCCGTCGATCGGCAGTTCGGTGCGCAGTCTGGGGTATGATTTTGCGATCAACGGGCTGCGCGCGAATGACGTGACGATTTTTTCGCCGCATTTCTTTCAGGGTCATACGATTGTTTCGTGGTGTTACAGCCGGGAGCCGCGATCGCTGATCTGGGCGGTGCGCGATGACGGTGTGCTGCTGTGCTTTACCTGGGAGCAGGAGCAGAACGTGTGGGGCTGGACCCAGTGCGAGACCGAAGGGAGCGTGTTGTCGGTCTGTTCGATTACCGAAGATGGCGAGGACCGGGTCTATCTGATCGTCGAGCGCACGATTGCCGGCGCGAGTTGCTGTTTTGTCGAGCGGATGGTGTCGCATTGGTGGGATACGCTGGCGGAGTGCTGCTTTCTCGATTGCGCGGTGTCGGCCAGTTTTGCCTCGCCGCAAGCGACCTTCAGCGGGCTGTGGCATCTGGAAGGCGCGACCAATGTGGCCGGACTGGTAGACGGAGTGCCGGTGACCGGGCTGACGGTGACCAACGGCACGGTGACATTGCCGGCAGAGATCGGCACGGGATCGGTGGTGTCGTTCGGGCTGCCCTATGCGGTGGATGTGGAGACTTTGCCGCTGCGCATTTCCGAACCGGGCAGCGGGTCGAACATCGGCAGAGTGCAGAATCCGGCGCGGGCGGTGCTGACGTTGCGCGAGAGCGGGCCGGTCAATGCCGGGATTGGCAGCGGTGATCTGTTTCCGGTGCCGCCGCATGTAACCGATCCGGCTGGCAGCCTGTTTGACGGGACCTATCTGATGACGATGGACAACAAGGTGCGGACCGAATGCACGGTGTGGGTCAATCAGACCGTGCCGATGCCGTTCACGCTGTTGGGGATTGCCGTCGATCCGGTGATTGGCGGTTGAGGCGGGGTGAACCGCCGGCCATCGTGGTGGTGGCCGGGATGGATGAGCATGCCCGCGACCTGGCGCCGCGCTTGCGCGCGATCGACCGGATCGAGTGCGAGGCGATGGGCCGCAATGCGGCGCAGGCGCTAAGCCATGGGGTGATTGCCAGTGCGCGGGTGTGGACCGCGCTGATCGATGATGTGCCGCAGGCGATGTTTGGCGTGGTGGTGGGATCGGCGGCCGAGGGCGAGGCAATTCCTTGGTTTTTGGGGAGCGATCGGGTGGGCCAGGCGGCGCGCTGCCTGATCTGCCGGGGACCGCAGATCATTGCGGCGATGCACGAGCATGGCCGGGTGCTGCGCAATTTCGTGTCGGCGGAAAACCGGCCGGCGATCCGGTTGCTGGAGCATTGGGGATTTGCGGTTGATGCAGACCTGATCGCGGTGCGCGGGGTCGCGTTTCGACGTTTCAAGCGGGAGAACAAGTGATGTGTGCACCGATTGTTCCGCTGATTGCCGGGGGACTGGGCGCGATTGGCAGCGGGATCGGCGTGGCCAACGCGGTTGGTCAGGCGCGGGCGCAGGCGGCGGCGGCAGATGCCAATGCCCAGGCCGAGAGCAATGCGGCGCAGATTGGCCAGCAGAACCTGCGGGACGCGGCGTTGCAGCAATATCGGCAGATGGCGGCGGTGAGCGGACAGCAGCGGGCGCTGGCGGCGGCGAATGGCGATGCGACCGGGTATGGCACGGCAGCCAATGCCCTGAACGATACGCAGATTCTGGGTCAGGAGAGTTTGGCGCGGCTCTATACGCAAGGCAACCAGAACCTGATGGGGGCGGACATTGCGGTGGCCAATGATCTGGGCCAGGCGGCGATGGACCGCAGCAAGGCGAGTGCCGCGCTGGTGGGAGGACTGTTCAGCGCGGCGAGTGGTTTGGCCGGCGGTAACCAATTCGGCATGAGCCAAGGGTCGGGTGGTTCGATTCTGAGCGGATCGAGCCAGTATGCGCCGTTCAAGGCGGAGTTGGGGCTGTGATGCGGGCGCCGGTCTATACGCCGGCAGTGGTGCCGGTTGAGGCCTATCGTGCGCGGTTTGTCGCGCCGACCGGTCCGACGCTGGCGGGGGCGATTGGCCGCGCGCTGGTGACCGGGGGCGCCGAATTGGGCAACCGGACCGTGCTTTACGGGACGATCGCCGGACTGGCCGATGATACGGCGGGGCGCGCCGCAGCGTTGCGCGATGCGGCGACGATCGAGGATGTGGTGGGCAGCCATGCCGCGCTGCCGGGGGCGGCAGGCGTGGCCGGGCAACCGGCGGCGCTGAATGACCTGGCCGGGATCGTCGAGCAGGGACGCCAGGCATTGGGATCGCCGGGGATGGTGGCGGCCTATGACGCCGGGATCGGCCCGGTGGTGGACGATGCGGCGGCGCGGATTACCGGGCATGCGCTGAACCAGGCCATGGTTGAGCGCAGCGTGCTGGACGATCAAGCGATGCAGGCGGCGCAGCGGCAGGCGGGGATCGCGTGGCTGGAACCTGGCAGGTTTGCTGCGGGGTTGTCGGCGGTCGGCGATTTGGCGGCAAGCCAGGTCGGGCCGATGGCGAGCGAGGAGGAGCGGGCGCAGACGGCGCGACAGGCGGTGGGCGGCGCGGTTGCCCATGCGGTGGGCGGTGCGCTGATGGCGGGCGAGCCGGAAATTGCGGCGCATCTGCTGGACGGTTGGGGCGGGACACTGACGCCGGCAGCCTATCAACTGGCCTATGCGCAGGTGGGCCAGGCGGCGCGCGATGCACAGATGCAGGCGGTTTTCAACCAGGCGGCGGCAGGCAGTGGCGCGGCATCGTCGGCTGACGCACCGGCGGCGGGTGGCTTGGCGGTGGCGGCCATGCCGGGGGGGGCGGTCTATCCGATTGCCGGAGGCGTGGTTGCGGCGAACGGGGGCGCAGCGGACAACGGCGCGGTGACCGTGGTGCATCCCGACGGCAGCAGCGCGCGCTATGGCGGGCTGGGTTTGGCGGCGGTGGCGCCGGGCGATATGGTGACTGCCAGCCATGTGATTGGCAGTGCCGGGCCCGCGCTGAATCTGCGCGCGACCACGATCGATGGTGGTGAGGCCGATGCGGGCGCGTTGTTGCGCAGTGCCGGGGGGCCGGCGGCGATGGTGGGTGGCACCGATGTGCCGCGCGTTTGGGACATGCCCGAGATGGTGAGCCGGATTGCCGGGCGCGATGATCTGAGCGAGGCCGATCGCGCCTTGGCCATGGGGGTGGCGCAGCAGCGCATGGCGGCGGACGCGGCGCAATTGGCGGCGGCGGACCGGGCCGGTGGGCGGCAGGCGATCGGGCTGCTGGCGGGAGCGCCGCGGACAATCCGCAGCGTTGCCGATTTGCCGCCTGAAGTGGCGAGCAGCCTGTTGCCGGCGAATCTGGCAGCGGTGGATGGGGCGTTGCGCGCGATGGCCGTGACTCCGGTGGCGCCGGCGGCCGATGGACCGGCGGCCTTGCGGCTGGAATTGATGCAGCGGCAGGATCCCGGCGGGTTTGCCGCGATCAACCTGGCGCCCTTGGCGGGAACGATGGACCTTGGCGATCTGGCCCGGCTGGCGGGAGCGCAGGATGCGATCGAGAGCGGCAGGAGCCTGCCCGGGGGTGGGGACCTGCGTTCCGGTGTGCTTGATGCGCTGGCGCGGCACGAGTTTGCCACGGGCGGGGCGATACCCGACGCCACGCTGCCCGCGGTATGTGGCCGGGCGACGACCTGGGCCGGGTTGAACCGGATCGATCCGGCGGATGGGGCGGCGATGGATGGCGCGGTAGCAAGTGCGATCCAAAGGTTGTCGGATCAGCCATAAGGCCTTGGCATCGCGGGCCTGGTTGATGCCCCGGTGCGATGTTCGGGATTTGGGTTGGCGCTGCTCGGTTGGGGGTGTTGCGCACCGGCGTTGAGCCATGACGACAGCTCCCTCACCCGCGCCGGCCGGAGCGCTGGGTTGCACGAAAACTGCGACAGCGATTGCGGCCCGCGAGCGAGTGCCGGGCGGGTGACGCCCGGGAAACGTTTGACCACTTGCGTGACGATGGACCGGGAACGGGTCGGTCACGCGTCAATTCCACCACCAGCCCCAGCCGATCGAGCAGCGATCGGGCGCAAGGAGTGATGCATGGCCGATATTCTGACCCCCGATCTGTTGCCAGGGTTTGTTGGCGATGTGGTCAAGAAGCGCCTGGTTGACATGGGCGACGGAACCTTTGCGGAGCTGACCGTGACCGCGCTGGCGGCGAGCGACAATGCAGTGGGCACGGTCAATCTGGGATCGTTGAACGGGGCGGCGACGGCGGCCAACCAGGCGATCGGCAATGCGGCGCTGAACACGCTGACGCTGCCGTTTGTGGGCGCCGCGAGTACGCCGGTGACCGCCACGATCAGCGATACCGCCAGCCATGTGCTGGGGCCAATGACCCCGCAATTGGCGCGAGCCTTGTGGCTGACCCTGAATGCCACGGCTGCGGCGAGCGGGACGGCGCAGCTGTTGCGATCGACCGATGGGGGCGTGAGCAAATTGGCGCTGACCCGTGACAGTGTGCCGATCGGATCGTTTGTGTTTACCGCGGCGAGCGGGAGCATCGTCAACGAACCGGTCCAGATCGAGACCGATGCTGCGGCGACCTATTACCTGTCGATCACGCTGACCGCCGGAACGGTGGTCGTGCGGCTGGCGCAGTAAGCGCGGCATGAGCGAACTGACCCACAGCGACCTGCACAGGGACATTGGCCGGATGGAAGGACGCCTGGCAGCGATGGAAGATCGGTTTGACCGGGTGGAGCAGACGCTTGACCGGATTGACCAGCGGCTGGCGCGGATCGAGGCGCGCGAGAGCCAGTTGCGCGGCGCATGGTGGGTGCTGGCCGGGGTTGGCGCGATCATTGGCGGGATCAGCGCGATCATCACCGGGCATTTCTGGAAATGACCCGCACGTTTACCGACGCGCTGATGGCGGTGCTGAAGGAGGAAGGCGGCTTTGTCGATGACAGCCGCGATCCGGGCGGGGCGACCAATCTGGGGGTGACCGCGCGCAGCTGGCATTCGTGGAGCGGGCAGCCGGCATCGGTGGCGGTGATGCGCGGCCTGACCCCGGCCAAAGTGTCGCCGCTGTACAAGGCGTGGTTCTGGGACAAAGTGGCGGGCGATGCCCTGCCGCTGCCGATTGCGCTGGCGACATTCGATTTCGCGGTGAATGCCGGCCCGGCGCGGGCGACCAGGGCGCTGCAGCTGATCGTGGGGGCGCAGCCGGACGGGCGGATGGGGGCGGCGACGCTGCGCGCGGTGCAGGCTTATGCCGGCGGCATTGGCGTGGCCAAGCTGATCGACCGGCTGAGCGAGTCGCGGCGGGATTATTACCGCGAACTTTCGACATTTTCAGTGTTCGGCAAGGGCTGGCTGGCCCGCGTTGACCGCATTCAGGCGGAGGCCTTGGCATGGGTTGGTTGAGAGAGGCGCTGACCGGCGCCGACAATGAAACGGTAGCGATTGGTCGGCTGGTCGGGCTGATGATCGCGATCGTGCTGCTGATCGGATTGCCGGTGTTGGCAGCGGTATCGATTATCAGGAAGCTGATCGACGTGGGGGCCTGGGGGCAACTGTTCGGATCGCTGACGGTCTATATCCCGGCAATCACGCTGGCGATTGGCGGGCTGATCTGGGGCACCAATTCGACCGAACCGCAATCCCCGCAAAAAGAGGGCCAGGATCATGACTAAGCGACTTTGCGTTGCGGTAGCGGCGCTGGGGCTGATGACCGGTGCGCCGCTGTTTGGCCAGACGGTGACACCGACTTATGTGAAGAACAACCAGACCGCCAGTGCCGACGCCACGGTGATCCTCGACAAGAACGGAGTTCCGCTGGGCACGACAACCAATCCGGTGAACGTGCTCGATCCCAATACGGTGATTCTGGCAAGTTCGATTTACGCCCCGATCCCGGCCGAGACCACCCATGGGGTGAATATCGGCGGGGTGGAAGGGATAACCGTTGCAGGCACTTCCGGCGCATACCCGGTAACCATTCAGGGAAATTCGAGTGGCGTTGCGGTGCCGGTTTCCGGAACATTCTGGCAGGCCACGCAACCGATCAGCGCCAGCGCGCTGCCGCTGCCTAGCGGGGCAGCGACTGCGGCCAACCAGCCTGCGCTGAACGGCGATGGCGGGGCCCTGGCGCATGTGACCAATTGGCCATCGGCGCAACCGGTCGGTGCGGGGGCTTTTGCTGCTTCGCAGGCGAGCATTGGCAGTTCTGCCGGGCTGATCGTCGCGGCGCGGACCGGTGCACCCGGGACCGGACGGATTGCCGTGACGATCCAGAACAACGGTTCGGCGACAGTGTTTGTCGGGGCAGCGGGCGTGACCACGGCGGCCGGCATGCCACTGGCCGCCGGCGCTGCGATCACCATCAACACGACGGCGGCGGTCTATGGCATCGCGGCCAGTGGCACCCAGACGATCGGCGTTTTGGAGACCTATTGATGAAATTTGCAGCATTTTTCGCCGCATTGATCGCGCTGGTGCAGGTTTCTTTGGCGCATGCCGACCAATTGGTGGCGGCACCTTCGCCGACCGGTACATTGCGTTCAACGCCGACCGGTGTGTTCAACGCCGCCGATTATGGCGCGGTGTGCAATGGCAGCAATGATGACGCGGTGGCGGTGAACGCGGCCGTGCAGGCCATTCGCAACCAGACGGCGCTTTCGTCGTACAGCTGGCCGATCGGATTTCCCGGGCGGCTGGTGATGCCGCCGGGAAACTGCACGTTCAAGACGACGCTGAACCTGACCAGCATGCCGAACAGCGGGTCTGCGCATACCGCGCTGTATGGGGCGGGCCTGGTGTTTGATGCGCTGGGCACGCAGATTTCCTGCCAGACCAACGGGACCCCGTGCATTGATGCCACCGGCACCGGGCAAATGACGATCATCGGGCTGAATGTCTATGGATCGTGCACCACCGGACAGACGCCGAGTTATGGGCTGGTGCTGGCACGCGCGACGACCAGCCTTGCCACCGGTGCGGATCATGTGTTGCTGACCAAGCCGACGTTGACCGGGTGTTTTTCCACGGCGGCCTATTACAACCGGTCTTCGGAGACGACCAAGATTGATCATGGCGGGTTCTACAACTGGAGCCCGAACGCCTATGTGGCGATCTGGGATGGGTCGAACTATTTCAATTTCCAGTCGGCGTTTACCGGGCAGACTTATACCCAGAACGTGTTTTCGTCGTTCAATGAAGATGAATGCGACGGGTGCCTGTTTGAATCCTATGGATCGGGTACGGTTCCGTTGTGGCTGGGTGGAACCTATCGCCATTCATTCACCGGATCGAGCTATGCCTATTCCAGCGGGAGCACGCCGTGTGTGGTGATGTCGTTTGCCAACGGCGTGGGCAACGATTTTCTCAACATGGATCTGCATTGCGAAAATACCACGCTGACTTCGATTTTCCGGATCACGGGCGCGAGCGCGCCGGTACTCAATTCGTTTCGCTATCGCGACCACAATCCGTTTCAGTCGGGGCCGCTGTTTTCGCTGGCCTCGGGGGTGTCAACGCTGAAGATCAATGACGCCGAACTGCATGTCGGCACCCTAGGCGGAACATCACCGTCATGGTGGGACAACGCCGCGAATTATACTGTGAACGGCTATGTCTATTCCAAGGACGGCACGTTTACGACGCCGGGAACGTTCAACGGCATTGTCTGTACGCCAAGCTGTGCGCCGGTCTTTGCCAGCTATGGCACGATGGCGGCGTCGTCGGTGAGCGCCGGCGCGGTCTATACGGCATCGCTGGGCAATCCTGGCGGGGTTACGGCGATCAACCTGGGGACGCCGAGCGGAGGAAATCCGAGCAACTGGACCAGTGCGGCATTGGCCGGGAGCCTGCCTGCCATGACTTTTACCCCGACCAATGGTGTGGGCAGTGGGGCTGCGGCGTCGCTTGGCGGGATCGTGATGGCGGGCGTGCCGACGATTTCCGGTGGTGCGGGTTGTTCGGTTGGCGACACTATCTGGATGATTGATCCGCAATCCGGTGGCAACCTGGTCGGCGGCGGGCAGGCCTATTTCACGGTCACTACGGTGAGCAGCGGCGCGGTGACCGCGGCATCGATCGCAGCATCGAGCGGCAATGCCTATTATTGGGCCAAACCGCTGTCTTCGGGTACGGCGCTGTCGAAAAAATCATCCACCTGCACCACGCTGCCGACGCTGGCGAGTTCGAGCGGTTATCCGACCGCGAGCTGGGCTTTCGAGAACGGTTTGGGGACGCTTAAGGCGACGATCACGCTGACATCATCGGGAGCCGGCTATACGGCTGCGCCCACGGTGGGAGTTTCTCCGGCGTTTTCGCAAGTGATTACGGGGGGTTTTCCCGTGACGACGACGCTGTCTTCGACTTTTGCGATCAGTGGCGGGGCCGGTGCCGTGACGATGACCGGCAGTGGTACGGCGATTGGTGTGTCCGGATCGGCTGGATCACCGTTCATTGCCAATGGCGCGACTGTCGATGCGTCGGGTGTGCGCTATGCCTTGACCGGAGCCGCCTATACCGTGCCGGCGAATACCTCGCTGATGCGGTTTACCCAGACTGCAACGGTGGCATCGCAGACCGTTACGCTGCCGACCGCCAGCGGCGACGGGCATGTCATCCAGTTCGTCAATTATGCCGGTGCAGTGACCGCGCTGACGTTTTCGCCGGCAGTGACCGGGTGGACGAATGGATCGGCCTTGGCCGCCAATACGGGCCTGCGCATTCGCTGGGACGCGACGGCGGCTGCGTGGCAGCGGGAGCAATGAGCATGGGCAAGACCAGACCGGCGGCAAAGATCATTCGATCCGGGGTGTTGGTCGCTTTGCTGGCCGGTGCCGGTGCAGCGACAGCGCATGGCCATCCGGTGGTATGGGGTGGCACGCCCTGCACCGCGGATGGGAGTGACAGCGATGGCTGCTACAATGGCGGATCGATCCAGATCCCGACGTTTTTCCGCGGCTATGCCGTGCAGGGGTCCGCCGGGACAGCCTATCCGGCGGGAACCAGTGCAGCAGGGAACTGGAACGCTGCGGCGAGCCTGCAACCGCAGGTTTATCCGGTGCGTCCGCCGTGGAACGTGGCGGGGGTGGATTATGCGGTGGGCATGCCCCGTTGGCAAATGCCGAACATCACCAACCTGCACCCGGCATGGCTGAAGGATCCCGCCCAGATTGCTTCTGATCCCCTCGCCAACCCTGACGGGGTCGGGGCGGATTGCACGTTTGTCATGGCCAATTCGGCAGTTGCGGGCGGGGTGGCGCCGGGTACTACGGCAGTGCCGAAGCCGTTTCCCAACGACGGGCCGGGGATTTATTGCAACAAGACCGGGGGTTCGACCCATCAGTTGATCTTTGACGGGTACAACTTTGCGTGGAACAGCGCGACCGGATTTGGCTGTGTGCCGGTTTTTGTGAACGGTGTGCCCTGGGGCAGCGGAACCCCGGCGACCGGCGGCGATACGGCGTCGGTGGTGTTTCGCAACAGTCTGTTTGTCAATGGACCGAAATGCAACATTTACGGCGCCACCGGCAACGGGACCAACCAGGGCGGGCCCAATTCACCGTCGTCGGCGTGGATGATTTCGATCGCGCTGTCGGGGGCGACAGTGAACACCTTGGGGTTTCATCACAATACCGTGTTCGGCTGCGGAGGTGATGGTCTGGCCAGCGCGCTGGAAATTGCGCTGTGTTCGGCGACATTCAATTCGACGAGCTATTCAAGTGGGGCACTAACCAATTGGGTTCAGAGCGCAAGGGTCGGGGTTGCCCCGTTCCAGTCGATTGTGGCAGGCTTTGGCGGCCAGAGTTCCTTGTGGGTGTATAACAACGCCTTCATGCATATGACGAGCCGGTTTTCGAATCCGGTCAATGTCAATATCGGCGGCCAGAGCGAAATTATCGCCAACAATTATATCGAGGGCATGACCTATACAATTGGCCCGGTTGGCCTGCAGTTCACGGCCATCGTCAATTCGGGCGGGACGACTGAAACCGCGACGACGCTGAATCCTCACGGGATTCCGATCGGTTCGAGTTGGCTGATAGCGCTGGCCGGCAATGGCGCCCTAGGCTGGCCCAACTGGCCGGCAACTTTCACGATGACGGCCACGGGCAGCAATACTTTGACGTTCACATCGCCGGTCAACAAGGGTGACTGGAGCTATGGCGGCAGTGGCAATTACCCGGTTGGCACGGCCGGCGGCAACCATGGCGAATTGACCGAAGCGGGGGCCAGCATCGCTGGCGCCACGTTCACCGGTACGGTTAGTGGCACGACCTTGACCGTGGCGGGATTGAGCGGGACTTTGGCGGTTGGGCAATATGTGACCGCTGCCACGGGGTCGGGGCTGTCGTTACCATCGCCGACTTATATCGTCTCAGGTTCGGGCAACACGTGGACGCTCAATCAGGCACCAGGCAACATGACCGGGGCCATGGTGGCGCCCTATTACGCGATTGGTGGCGGCGGACAGCCGACAACGATCCAATACAGTTACAATACGATGCTGATGACGCCATCGACGGCTGCCAACAGCAATACCGCTTTTTTCTATGTTTCAACCGGATCGGTGGGTGAGACGCTCGGGGTTCCCCTGGTGCAGTGGCAGGGGTCGATTGATCATAACGTGATGGTTGATGATCTGACCCCCGGGTTTACGCATCGTTCCACGTCCGCACTGGTGGAGTTTGCCTACAACTCGCTTGGGTCACTGGCGATCAGCAAGAACTATGTTGATCCCACCGGGGCCTTGTATTGCTGGCCGCAATTGCAGATGGGGCCCGGTTTGGCACCGACCTTCAGTGGGAACGTCAACCTGCTGAAGCCTGCTGATGCCTATATCAACCAGCAGGATATCTATGCGGTAGTGGGATATTCTGCCGGGACGACCAGCGACAGCCAAGCGTTCAACGGCATTTCCTACAACAGTGCGACCGGCGTGGTGACGGTGAGCTTGGCCAACGCGGCCATGCCGGCCGCGATTGGCGTGGGATCCACGATTGCGGTGGGGAATGCGACGGTTTCGACCGGGACGAATTATCTGACCGGGTTGCACACCGTGACGAGTATTGCCGGCAACCAACTGACGTTTGCGGTGGGCACCGGCTTCCCGGGCCTGCCGACCGGCATCGGACCGACGGTTACGCCCTATATCACCAACGGTGCCGCAGAATCCTGCTTTGGCCATAACTGAGAAAGGAAGCGCAATGAGCCTTCAATCGATGATTGACGATGCAACGGCCGATGTGGCGGGAGCGCAGACAAGTACGGCCGCCATTGTCACCAAGGCCGAGAGCGAGGCGAGGCAAGCTTTGTCTGTGGTGATTGCCAATCGCGTTGCCGATGTTGCGCTGGTGCTGGCAGCCGTGGGCGCGGTGTGGGTTGGCCATGTTCTCTAGCCTGGCACGGCTGCCTACGCTGTGGCGCGTTCTGCCGTGGGGCGCAAGCGTGGTCCTTGGCCTGTTGTGCTGGCATTTTGACGCCAGGGCCGTGGCCGATGCCATGGCGATCAAAACCCAAGCCGCGCAATTCAAGGCAGCGCAGGCCAATGCCGAACAGTCCATGCAACTGGCCCTGCAGCAAGCGCAGGCCACTTATCGGAATGAGGCCGACCATGCGCAACAATCGTATCAATCGCAGTTGGCAAGCACGCGGGCTGCCGCTGATGCTTACGTGGCCGCTCATCGCTTGCGCGCCCAAGCCGCTGCAAGTGGTCGCAGCGCCCCCGCCGGTGCTTCCAAAACCGCAGATGCCGGAGTTCCTGAAAATGTGTCCGCCGGTGCCGTCATGGTATCCGCCGACGACGTGCAAGCCTGCACAGCCGTGACCGCATACGCTTTGCAGGCCCGCGATTGGGCCATGACCATGGCGAAATAA